TTTTGACTGGAAGAAGATTCTAGAAGCGACTAATGGAAATGTTGCTGATATCATTACCATTATGAGAATCATTACTTATAGAATCACACCAAAAAATTATTACGATAAAACGTTTAAGTTTTATGAAAAGAATTTCCACGGTAGCTCCTTCTTGGTAAACCCAAAGGAACTGCTCGAGAAAGGTCGTACTTATAGCGATAAAGAAGTTGCAGAATATGTAGGTGTCGCATCGTTCCGCAACCAGTATGAGTACACCAAGACGAAAGACACCACTTTAGACCTCATTTTCTGTCAAGTAAGTGAGGACACGATTAACCAAAACAGACTGCTCGAGATTCGAGATGGAAAGGTTCATTTCAAATACGAGGAGACATTATAAGGAGAATATTATGGCTATTGGCTTTAATACAACTAAGGGCTCAGCCCAAAAGTCCAAGATTGAAACATACAATTTTGGCAACAAGGAAGACCACCACATACGTTTAGTCGGTGACTTACTTCCAAGATATGTCTATTGGATAAAAGGCGAAAACAACAAAAACATTCCTATGGAGTGTTTGTCTTTCGATAGGAACTCCGAGACATTTAATAATATCGAACATGACCATGTTCGTGATTTTTACCCTGACTTAAAATGCGGTTGGGCTTATGCAGTCCAGGGCATTGACTACTCTGACAAAACTGTCAAAGTTGTTAATCTAAAGAGGAAACTCTTTGACCAAATCTTAGTGGCTATGGAAGACCTCGGTAATCCTACTGACACAGAGACAGGGTGGGATATATACTTCAAGAGATTGAAGACTGGACCACAGGTATTTAATGTTGAGTATCAACTGCAAATGCTTAAGTGTAAACCAAGAGCGTTGGAAGACTGGGAGCAAGAACTTATTGCTGACCTTAAGTCTATGGACGACGTATTACCTAGACCTACACCTGACGCTCAACTAGAGCTACTCAAAAGAGTACAAGGTGCAGAATCTGGTGAGACTGTAGACGAGGAGTTTGACGTATCATGATTGGAGTAGGACAAAAGTTCCCTGAGTTTGAACTACAGGGAGTTAATGAAGATAATGAAATCGGGGTTATTGCTGACCACGACATTATGGGTTGGGCAGTAATTTATTTTTACCCTAAAGACTTTACTTTTATTTGTCCAACAGAAATCGCAGGATTTGATAGTCTAACAGAAGATGCTACTGTAATAGGTATATCTGGAGACAATGAGTACTGCAAACACGCATGGAGAGAAGTTAACGGTGGCATTAGAAATATTGACCATTGGTTAGCTGCTGACTGTGGACTTTACTTAGCGGAAGAACTTGGTATCGTAAACGAAGAAGAAGGTGTTCCTTACAGAGCAACTTTTATCTTAGACGATATGGGGTACATTCAGCACGTTTCAGTAAACGGTTTAGACACAGGTAGAAACCATGAAGAAATTGCAAGAACTCTTGCTGCTCTTAAAGAAGATGGACTTACAGGTTGTGGTTGGCAACCAGGAGAAGACTTCGTAGCATGATTTTATTCACAGCAGACTGGCACATAAAACTCGGGCAGAAAAATGTTCCTACTGATTGGGCAACCAAAAGGTATCAAATGTTTTTTGAACAAATACATGAGCTAGAAAAAGACTGTGAACTGCACATCATAGGTGGGGACTTGTTTGACCGAGTCCCTTCTATGGACGAACTTACTCTCTACTTTGATTTTATTAGAGAAGTAACAGTTCCTACTGTTATTTATGATGGCAATCATGAAGCAACTAGGAAAAACAAAACTTTCTTCACCAACCTGAAGAAAGCAACTTCAGACGTGAATGGATTAGTCGAGGTTATCGATACAACTTATGTAGAAGATGACTGGGCTATCCTTCCGTATGCAGACCTACATAGAAAAGGTAGTATAGAATCGATTGACGCAGATATATTATTTACTCATGTTCGAGGAGAGATACCACCTCATGTAGTACCTGAAGTTGAATTAGAAAGGTTTGATAAGTTTAAGACTGTATTTGCTGGAGACTTACATGCTCACGAGAATACTCAACGAAATATTGTGTACCCAGGCAGTCCAATGACTACATCATTTCATAGAAATAGAGTAAAGACAGGTGCTTTACTTATTGAAGATGATTGGACATGGACATGGCATGAACTTAACTTACCGCAGTTAATTAGAAAGACTGTATCAGACCCAGACGATATGGTACAGACTGACTTTGACCACACAATCTATGAACTCGAAGGAGATGTTCAAGATTTGGCAAAGATAAAAAACTCAGAACTACTAGATAAGAAAGTTGTAAAACGAGAAGTAGAAGCTACTTTGAATCTTACTTCCGAAATGTCTATTAGTGATGAACTTGTAGTATATTTACAAGATATACTAAATTTAGATGAAGATAAGATAAAAGCAATTATAGGAGTGTACAATGATTATTCTACAGAAGTTAACTTGGGATAACTGTTTCTCCTATGGGAAAGGTAATGAAGTTAATCTAGCAGAGTCAACATTAACACAACTCGTTGGTACAAATGGAGTAGGTAAGTCATCTATTCCTTTAATACTAGAGGAAGTATTATTTAATAAAAATAGTAAGAATGTTAAGAAAGCTGATATCGCTAATAGATATGTTAATCAAGGGTATGATATTGCTCTTGATTTTACTGTCGATGACGATAGCTACAATATATCTGTTTCACGTCGTAGCACCCTTAAATGTAAGCTAACGAAGAACAATGAAGATATAAGTAGTCATACTGCTAGTAATACGTACAAAACATTGGGAGAGATTTTGGGTATTGACTTCAAAACTTTTACCCAGCTTGTTTATCAGAATACAAATACAAGTTTACAGTTTTTAACTGCAACAGATACAAACAGGAAGAAGTTCCTAATTGACTTATTAAAACTTGATGATTACGTTGCTTTCTTTGAGACTTTCAAAGAAGGTGTGCGAGTAGCAACACAGGAAGTTACAGTCCTAAATGCTAAGACCGACACAATCGTTAAATGGTTAACAGACAACAAACTCGAGACTACAGAACTATTGTCGAAAGTGAATTTACCAAAAATCTCGGAAGAAGACGAGAAAAGATTGCGTCAGTTACAAATAGACTTTGAAAATATCTCGGATAAAAATAAAAAAATAAACGACAATAATTTTCTTATTGAACAGTTACAATCCATTGATATTGCTAAGTTAAGAGAAGACCTCACTAACTACCCAGAGATACAGGATACAGACCGATTTACTGGACAGTTAGGAGCATGGAAGTCTGAACTTGCACATGAACGTAATATGCGTAGTAAATATGAAGAACTACGAAATGCGGAATCACAAGAGTGTCCTACTTGTGAACAACCAATCGATATGGACTTTGTAGACAGACTTTACAAAGAACACAATGAGAGAGCAGAATCTTGCAGTAAATTTATGCAACAAGAACAGGACAAGCTAGAGAAAGCACAGTATGAAAATGAAATACATAGGAAAGCAGCCAAAGGAGTCCAAGAATGGGAAAGACTTGCAGCCGCTATTGACTCTGGAATCCCAGCGAAAGTTAGCGACCCAGAAGCAATCCAAGAACATATTCAAGAACTTAGGACAAAAGTTCAAGAAGCTCGTAGCGAGCTGGAAGAAGTAATTACAGAAAATGAGAGAAGAGAAAGACACAATACAAGAATTGAAATCATTACAGAACAAACTAATGAATTTGAGAATGAGTTATCTGAAATCACAGACAAGCTCAGCAGTATTGAAGATAAACTTTCGATTCTTGAAATACTTAAAAAGGCATTTAGTACGAACGGTCTACTTGCCTACAAAATCGAATCACTCGTAAAAGAACTAGAAAGTTTAACAAACGAGTATTTGGCTGAGTTTAGTGATGGTAGATTTAGTATCAACTTCGTAGTAGAAAATGATAAACTGAATGTAGAAGTTACAGACACAGGTAAAGTCATAGACATACTAGCATTGTCTAGTGGAGAACTCGCAAGAGTTAATATTGCGACATTAGTTGCAATACGAAAACTAATGACTTCTATTAGTAGAAGTCAAATCAATGTGCTGTTCCTCGATGAGGTAAACCAAGCACTTGATGAACAGGGTAAAGAGAAGATCGTAGAGATTCTCTTGAAAGAAGAAAACTTAAATACATATCTAGTTTCTCATGGTTGGACACACCCACTATTAGAGAAAATAGAAATTGTAAAGGAAGATAACATATCTCATTTAGAATAAACAATGAAAGAAGGAGATACATTTTGGTTACACATTTGTAAGTTTGAAGGATATCCTCGTAAAAAGTACATACGCATGGGAGAAACCTGTAGAGTATGTGACTGGTACAAGATACCTGCAACCGAACGAATGCATATGAACCGAGAAGAATACATGGAGAAAATAAATGACTACAAACGTAGAGATAACGATTAGAACAATAGAACAACAGCTAAACTTATCACCAGGCACAATACAACCTGGCGGGGATTTAGTAAAAGACTATGGTGCTGATTCGTTGGATATAGTAGAGGTAGTAATGACTTTAGAGGAACAACTAGATATAGAAGTTCCTGATGATGCCGTTGCGGAACTCGAACTCCAAAAAGTCGATAATTTAATTAAATACATCGAATCTCACTAAATGGTAAACAGTAGACAGAAAGGTCATAAGGCCGAGCTACTTGTCGCCAATATGTTAACGCGTTGGACAAACTTACCGTTTGAGCAAACCCCTGGCTCTGGTAGTGGTAAAATTAAGGGAGACTTGTGGCTTAAACACCACATCAATGCTTTCCTAATAGAAGTAAAATTTTACAAAGACGACGCTATTTCTACTAAAGTTTTCA